GGCTCTCCTTCGCCTATGATGGGCGGACAACCGGGGTCACCTCCGGGCGCACCTCCGGGCATCGGGATGATGGGAAGTCCGGGTATGCAAGCTCCGGGGCAGAACTTGGCGAATTTTGATACCAGTCAGTTTGGTGGTGTGTAATGGCAACATGGTGGGACATAGAGGGAGGAATAGACGCTCCATGGAGACCGGGGGCTAACATTGACCCGGGGGCTAACATTGACCCGGATTATTTGGGTCCCGCGAGTTTTATCCCCAATCAAACACCGACACAGGCGAAATCTACAGTGCCGCCATTACGTAGTTTACAACCACCGGGAGCGCCGCAGTTTCCAGAGATTTTCTCGGCTGTAGACACTAACAGATCTCTTTCGCGGGAGCCACCTCACGTCCAGAAGGTTTACTGGGATCATTGGGTTATTTCTCAAAATCTCACTCCTGCTCAAGCAGCGCAAATATGGGTCGATGAAAACGATAAAGGACGGGCACCAGCCGCGCCACAGCAGCAGGCTACGCCACCACCACAGCAGGCTCCGCCGCCACCGAAACCGGAGGAATTACCGCCAATACCTGCAATTCCTACGACTCAACAAAATATTACGAATACCGGACCTATAACGAATGCCGTGGAGGGTCAATTTTTCGGTGATGCGAAATATAAGTTACCACTTTCTTCGTGGGGAAGCTCGACGGGTGGCGGAAACCCCAACGAGATGTATCGCTGGTTTACTGAAGCAACAATTGCAGAATATCCAAACGCGATGGATTTGTGGACGAAGAGTCCAGAAGAAGCGATTGGTGCTTACAACCAGTGGAAAATACAAGAGCAAGCTAAGGGTAGAGCATTTGTAGGTGTGAAGGATGATGGATCGGTAGGCGGCGGACGGTTGATTCCTACAGATAAACTGCCTGATTTTCAGACAGCTATGGCTGCGGATCAACAAGCTGCGGCACAGGGCGGTGTTGGTTCTGGTATTCTTGGATCAATTCGCGAAGGCGGTAACACCTTTTCAGGTATTGAACAGGGTAGAGATACTGATTTTTCTGTCTGGGAAGAGTTGCAGAGAACTGGAATGATAGGCTCGCCTTTTGAAGCTGCCGCCGAATCGTATTTAAAGAGTCAGATTCCACAGTTTAGCGCACAAGGAGGTATGCGGTCTGTACGTGATCAGACTCCTCTGGGTATTAGCGATTTTCTGCAGCAGTCATACGGTGGGGCGAGTATGTCACCGGAAGATTTACGTATGCTAATATCCGGTCAACCGGGTGCGGATATAAAATTTCCGACTGGGTTTACAAACATGCTGGATGCGTTGGATCAGCAAAAGCAAGCTGGTACAGCGTTTAATCTGGCGCTTGCTGGATCTCCTCTTGCAAATGCGCCTATGGCTATTAGAAATCCACTAGCAAGTCAGGGACAAGATTATTGGAATGAATACGAGCAAAAACTGTTGAGCGGCGAGATCGAAGACGTTAAAGGTCAGGCTGACTTCCTTCGATTTGCGGCTGGCAAGATGGGGATTGTTTAAATGGCATTATCTGATTATTTAACAGGAGACCTCTTTAAGCGGGTTACTGAGACGGGTCAGGAAGGGTCACGGGCGCTTTTCAATGCGTATCTCGGTAATCGGTATCGAGATTGGGGCGGTATGATGAGTCCTCAAGCTCGTCATATGGGCGCACAGTTTGATCCGATCTGGTCTCAGTATTTGGGCGAGCTTCTGTCTGCGAGTCCGTCATCAGGATTGAAGGGGTTTGGTCCGCGTATGCCCGGACGCGAGGGTATGGCAACGCCAACAAGCTTTGTAGACTTTTTACGGGGCGGTCAAACCAATCAGAACCAACAGCCGGGACAATGGCTTGATCAATTCTATTCCGGGCTTCCGCCTGCATCGCGTGGTGTATTCGGTGCGCGGTTCCAGCCTGTCACGAAACGAGTTCGATAATGGGAACATTTTCAGACTACCTGACACGTAAAATTGAGCGGACTTCATCAAAAGAAGAACACCCTTCAGTTCTTGTATCCGGGGCGATGGTTGAAGCAAAAGAATTAGGTCATTCGGTTGCTGGCATGTTTCGAAGTCCTCGCAGACGAGAACTCGAAAACATGGGTCTGAAACTGCGTGAGTCTTAATTACCCCGATCCGGGTGTACGGTTCCCTGATCCTCTTGAAGAGCAGGATAGAGATGCGTTTTTACCCCACGATCCGACACGGTTAACAGATCTTAGTGTAAAGGCTTTACACGAGAAAGCCGCAGCACGGGCCGGGAAAACTCCTGAAGAAGTGACAGCGCCTGATATCGCTGACTTTATGTTGGCAGAGGGCGCGACACAAGAGCAGCTTGCTCAGATCTTTGACGCTGAATCTGCACAAAAAATAAGTGCTGCGTTTCCATCGCTGGGACAACGTGGACTCGATTACACGGAGACCACGCAAGAAGTTGGTGACTATGCATTAGCGGAGGAAGCATCCGGGCTTGAAGTCCCTGAATTCGCAAAGCGATTTCAACAAGCGGCTGGAATCGGGATGAGCCGCGCACTCGAATCAGAACAATTTGGAGGCATACCCGGCAGTCAGGCTGCATTTCCAGTAGCGCCCCCTCCCCCGCCACCGAAACTGGAACGAAAAACTGGCCCTGAATTACTTTTATCCGGGTTGGGCAAAGTTCTTACGGATGTTGGAAGCGCCGCTAACGATATTCTTTTATCCGGGTTCGCCGAAAATCCTAATGCCCCGGCTGCGGTTCAAGAAAAAGTCGCCGCACGTAAATATGTTGAAGATTGGGTAAAACAAGAATCAGAGAATATAGAATCGAGTGGTCTCACAGCCCTTGGGCGTATATTACCAACTGCCGGACTAGTTATGGGAGTGCTCGGACGTGGTGCTGAATCTACTGCGGCAGAAACTAAATTCTGGCTTGGAAAATTCATGGCGACTCAGCTTCTACACGGTGACATTGGGCAGGATAAGCCGGGTCACTGGTCAGTCGTGCCGTGGGCCGGGGGTCATTTGCCGGGACAACAAGGGATGAGGAATCCTGAACTGTACGCAGATCCTGCAACCCCGGAGCGATTGAAAGCAATATTGGATAGCCCAAACCCGCAAGACGCGCAGGATTTCTATGATGTAAATACGGCTGACTGGCCCCCGGTTCTTGAAGGGGCTCTTTCGCAAAATATCAGGTGGCCCATCGAATTTGCGTTATTTCCCTCAATGCCCGGAATGAATTTGTTGGCGAGGGGAATAGGGTTTGCTCTAAAAGGACCGTTAAAGTTTGTGTCCCGCCCGTTGAAACCGTGGATTGACAAGCTAGATAAAAAGATTTTGGCGGACTGGAATTGGCAGGCGATTGCGCGAACAGCCGATGAGCGGGTGAAGGTTTTTGGTCATGAACTAGAAACGACAATTCCAGCGCTTATTAACGCAGCCGAAGCTACGGGTGACGCAGTAAAAATTTCGCAGGTGCTTATGGATATAACCAATCTTGCTATGAATGAAAAAGATTGGCAGCGAATGATGCAGGTGAAATATTACGATAGAAATCCCGCGCTTCAGAATAAACGGCTGTTGGATACACTGGCCGCAATGCGCGGGAGTCCAGATATTGATAAGCTACATACCCATGTAAAAAATCAACGACTCGATTTACTGGAAAACGGAGTAAAGGCAAATAAAAGCACGTTGAAAGCATACGGTAGTGTTGATAACCGTCCGCCGCTTCCATTCGATATGAATTTAAAGTGGGCTTCAGACATGGTTGAAGCAGGATTGCATCCTTCACCAACACATGTACTGGATACTTTTTATCGCAAGATATTGGTTGAATACGCTGAATCGCTGGGATGGGATGGGCCGAGGGTTTGGCTCCCGTGGATTAAGGAGGGCAATGTAAATGCGTTTCGGTATCTCTCCATGGTTGCTAAGTCACAGCTTGGTTCGATGTGGTTATTAATGCGCCCCGGTTTTGTCGTATTAAATCTTGTGGGCGGTATGGTCACGGTATCGCAACATCAGGGGTTGAACATATTTCGTTACCCGGCTGCGTCTGCATGGATTGGAAAAGTTGTGGATGCGGGAGTCGATCCACATGTGCTAATGGGTCCAAAAGCTTTTTCGGGTCCGACAACCGGGGCCGGTGTTATTGGTCAGGCTACAGGCGCTACGTTAAGATCAGCAGACGACATTGTTGATGACGCAGCACTGTCGGGACGTGGTATAGGTCGAGGGGATGTACCGCCTCCTCTACCCGGATTTCTGCCTATTGTCGGGGAGAAACTTATACCCTTTGTCGGAAAGGGAACGGTGAAACTGCGTGACGTTAAGATTCCGAAAACTGATATCGAACTCAAATTCGGCAGCGCTTTAGAACATTGGATTGGTCGTCCAGAGTTTGATATTAATACTGGACTGATGGATTTTATTAAGGGTGGGGTTAGTATTACAGAGACTGGTCAACATCGTGGGATGAACAAGATGGTTACTGAACGAATGGCAAAAGATATATTTTCAGAAGACCTGATGTCACTCGATATGCCCGATGTAATGAAGCATCAACTTATTAATGCGTTCAATCGCGGTGAGGATTGGGTATTTAAACCAGACGTCGTTAGCGCTTGGTGGTTAATGCGACTTGCTGAAATTAACACAGGAAAAGTCATTGATCCAACGGCTCGTAAGGCTATCCGTAGAGTAGAAGATGTCATGTTACCGTTCTCTAATCCGCAAACACGAGAGATCGTTGAAGCGCGACTCCGTAATCTTCCTGATGGAGCGAGAGGCTCGCAAATACGGGTTGCCTTGGAACAGGCTATTACTGATATTGAGAAAAACACAGACGACGCAATCAAGCGGTTTTATGAAGTGTACCCCGGACAACCCGGCCATCAAGCGTATGACCTGTTACGTCTCTTCCGTGATGCCGGGGGTGAGATTAATGAGCGAACGTATGATACGTTAGGACGCTATCTTAAGCACGAAGAAGACATCCGTATATTACAAACGAGAATTCTCGATCCTCTTAGTAAGCGAATGACTAGCGGACTCGATGAGGAGGGACAACGTGCAGTTCGAGTATTGATGAAGCGAGTTGAAGCAGCATTTGATGAAATTCGTAAATATAAGGGCGAACGAATCACTGAGATCGGAGCACGATATAGCCGTGATAGAAAGAATACTGCGGCTACCGCTGGCGCGATATACCGCAAAGAACATGACCAGTTGATGGTCGATGTCTTGTATCAATACAGGGAGGTCAGTGATAGATTACTCGGGGATGAAATGGTGTCGATATGGAATGCGGCGATAGACCGGGGAATGAAAAGTGCGGGTAAAACATCGCCAACGCTCGGTAAAAACCTTATGAAAGATATAACTGAGGGGATGACGGAGATTAATAAAACGATTGCATACGCACGCGATGAGGGGAAAAAGATGTTGCCTGAAGTACGAGCCGAATTCATGGCACACGCCCAATCAAGGCGGGTTGAACGCATTAAGGCATTATATGGTAACGTATCTTATAAACATGGCATCGAGTTAGCACCAGTCGATGAGAGTACTCTTGTTGTCCCTGAAGAACTGTTCGTCACACTTGTTCGTATGGTTGATAAAGAGTTCGGGAATACTACGCTGACAGATGCGTTGCTTAACGATTCGATAAATAGTATGCTAAGGCGAGGAAGCCAGAGGGAGATAGAGAAAGTTCGGGAGTCGATTGAAGGTACGATTGCTCGTGCTGTCTTCCCGGATCGGGGTACCGCTCCTATAGGGGATATGATAACTCGAACGCGCTCGATTCAGAATCGTGCTGCTCATGAGTTAAATTATGGGTGGGGTAATACAGCATCCGAGCTTGCCGAACAGGTTCCTATAACGGCAACGGCAGATGATGTTTCGCGAACAGTGCGTTCAACGCTGACTAAAGCAGGATTGGGAGGACAAGAAGCATCAGCCGAAACGCTTTTCGCGTATCAATACAACCGTGCTGAAGTTGCCCTACAAACAGTCATGCCGTATCCGTATTGGAGCATGAAATTCTTTATGTTCCAGATGCGACAACTCGTGCATAATCCGGGTCAATTCATTGCCCTTTCGCGTATTATGAGTGCGTGGTATGAGATGGATCGAGATTTGCCCCTGCATCTTCGAGGTACGATGCGAATTGTCACCCTGCCAGATGGGACAGAAGTACGTCTTGATCCGAAACAATTCCTTACTGGTGGATACGGTACGCCTATGTTTGAAATCATGAGTTGGGGCGATGAAGGCGAAGACTCTGAGTTCGGGTTTAATCTGAAATCCTTATTTCAGGTTACTGAAATGATCGGTCTAACTCAAGTCTATCCTCATATCAGTATGATTATACAAGGTCTACGACATGCCATAGGCGACGAGAACATTCGAAATACGCTTCCTCCTGAAGTAGACGATGCTCTGTTTGGATGGGATGGGATTATTCCGGGTATTGAAGAATCCCTCAACGGTCTTGGTGGATCGATACAGGGTCTTACCAAGGCATGGGCGGGTCAGGGCAGTTTTGGGGAAGGAGCTTCAGAGTGGATATCTCAACATGGACTAACTCAAGGAAATATAATCGGTACGGGTAAAGTATTAACGGAAATGTTCAAGAACGGCGAGATTAACGAGTCTGACGCAGAGCAAGCGATAATTGATATAAAGGAAGGGAATCCAAATCCAATAGCACTTGAAGCGATGCAACGCTATTATAGTAAACGGGCTGACTATCGAGAAATTAACTTCACATTCGGCGGTGTTCGCTCCTATCCTGCAATCGATAAAGAAAGGGACGAGGCTCAACGGGCGTATTTTGACCTTGTAGATAGCGGACGTGTAGATGAAGCAAAAGAATTCTTAAAGTCGAAACCGTGGCTTCCGTACTCTTGGCTAACAAGAAAAGATACCGCAGAAATTAAGCGAAGGGTTAATATTGGTAGATATTTCTTTGAGGTTGAGGCACTGAATGCTGCTGCAGAGGAACAAAAAGAAGGTACTGATGTAGTTCATGGCTTGCGCGTTCGTAATGAAATCGATGAAGCCCTGCGACAGAGCAGAAAAAATCTTCAGCAACGGTTTAAATTAAGTGACGAAGATATCGGGATTACGGATGACGTGCGAATGCGTGGACCCGAGACCGGACCTCCGATGTTCCCCGGTGGTCGTGAAGCGGCCATGAAACATATTGTGGGTGCATACTTTGCTATGAATAATGCCGAAGATTATGAGACCACGCACGAAATCAGGGGACGAGTTGTTAACGTTCTTGAACAAGACGGGTTGGAGCGGTTTATTCAAGATCGTGAAAACTGGATTAAGGAACATGTTTCGGAAAGCATGTTACCGCTCTTTGAAGCACAACTGGCAAAAAATATTACGCTGCCTGATGCGATTCTGCGTGTATTTTCAAAGATCTTTGCCCGAGACTTCTTTATTAAGACTAAAGATATGACACCTGATCAAACAGATACGTGGTTGAAAGAGAATAATCTTCCGGCACCGCTGAGTATTATGCGAGAAGTTCAATCCGCGTTCCCTGATCGTTGGGAACAAGACGCGATTATGAGTAAGATTGGTTCAACCCTTTCAATCCGGGGTTATCTTGATGTAACGCGAAAGGAGAAAATTAATCGCGTTCGACGGGGTTCAAATGAGAATCCGTACTCATTTCAAACATCCGGGGGTCGAATCGTTACCAAAGATAATGTCGATGAGTTTGAAGATGCCAATACAGATCTTAATGCGTATTTTAAAGATAAGCCGCTGCGTACTCTTCTTACTAATGACATTAGGGACTTAAGACGTGATTATGGATTGGCAATGTCTCGATTACGTCCTATGGATTTCGCGGCAAATAACGACGATCCTATTCGAGAGAAGTATTATGGGAGTGAAGAGAAGGGTACTAAAGGTTTGATCGGATTGGCACGCCTAAAAAAAGAAACTCATATAGCGAGTGGCGATATTGCGCCGTGGACAGAGAGGGCACAGGAATGGTTTGGTAAGGCTGATGAAGATGATTCGGGTGACAGTGAAGCGCTCTCAGCCATGCGTGATATGTACTATAGCGTAGAGAAATCTTCGTTTATTGACGATGAGAGCGGTCCTGATTGGGATGCATTCTATAACGCCCAAGAAACGGCGTTCAATGAAGCCGTAGAGTTTGGGCGTGAGTTTGACATTACAGAAGAAATGTTCCGGGCCGATCTGTACAAGAATTTAACAGCGTCTGAAGCGGCGTGGCGATACTGGCAGAGGGCCGTGATTCAACCGATCATGGCTCAACGTTCAGCCATTAAAGAAAAACAAAATGGATTGATTACCCGTCCGCAGCATGATGCGCTGGCTGCGACATCTCCATCAACGAGGCTTGTGCGCGACGTAATGGGTGAGATTCTCCTTCAGTTCCCCCATCTTAATGCATGGGATCTCACTTTGATTTCTCAGGCTGATCTTCCGAGCTTCAGTGAATATTGGGCTGCACGTGGATATGCTCCTCCCAAACCTTCATCGTCCCGTTCGCCAAGTACAAGGACAAGTACCAGACAAAGAAGCGGCCCGAGTAGCCTAATAGCTGCTGCAGTGGCGGGTGGGGGCCGAGACTTTGCTCCCCCAACCCGATAACCTAATTTTTGTGTTAGAATGAATGTGTATCACTACGATTTCGCGGTATCCACTCTGGACCGAGAATACCAATGGAGTACACGATGGCAGAGCTTAACGCATCTGAGTCCCCACCGGGTAACGAAGATTCAGCAAGCAACGAAATAGAAACTGGACAAGCTGTAGAGACAACTGCGTCCCCGGCCTATACCGAGGATCAGTTTAAGGGTCTTCAGTCATCGCTTTCAAAGCAGATCAATGAGGCGAATCAACGCGCCCACTCTGCGGAGCAAGCGGCTGACGCTGCCCGTAAGCAAGCCTTTCAAACGGCTCTTGCGAACGTTGAAGACCCGGCTGAGCAAAGCCGATTGCAGTCGGAATACTCGCAGCAGGATGCTGCGAAACGTGTTGCCGCTGCGGAAGCTAAAGCTGACGCTGCTACGGCTCTGGCAGAAGGAGCAGGAAAGCATCTAGCCGCACAAGAACTTGCCGCTAAGTATGGCGTCCCTGCCGACGTGTTACAGGGGTCCACATCTATGGAATCAATGGAAACAACCGCGAAATTATTTCGCGACTCAGTTCAACGAGAAGTCCACGCAAATGCGAATAGTGGCGATACGTCCTCAGTAAATACAGATGGTCCCGGCGCCCCCGCTGTTGATAGCGGAACAGGTGGCGGTGGTGCAGGTGTCTCTGATAACAGTGATATTGCACATACCGGAAAAGTTGCTGAAGGACTTAAACGCGCTCGCGCTGCGATGGGATCTCGTTAAAGGATACAATAACCTATGGCTGGTGTACGAGGTGCGAGAGATACTCTAACTGATACTACCGTCCAACGACGGCAAGTTGAAGATCAGATTGTCAACTTCTCGCCAAAAGCCGTTCCATTCTTGAAAAGAATTGGATTTAACGGCGAAACCGTCTCCAACCCAAAGTACGAGTGGCACGAAGATGAATTGTTTGCGTTAACCGCAGCGGTTCACGGTTCCACGGTCATGACTGACGGCGCTCACACTACTGTGACGCTGGCAGCTAATGATGCGTACAACTTTAGGGTTGGCGATATTCTTCTAGTTGAGGATGAACAGATTCGTGTGACTGCTATCGCGTCGGACAACTCCCTTACGATTACTCGTGGATGGGGTTCAACGTCGGGTGCATCTCACGCTGCTGGCACGACAATTAGTAGAATTTCACAAGCGTATGCTGAGAACACCGACTCCGTAGTCGCCGGTACTACGACTCATTCTTTCCCGTTTAATTACGCGCAGATTATCGACGTGGCCTATCAGGTTTCACATCGAGCGCAGAACACGGGCGAGTATGGTCTGAGTGACCGACTTGACTACGAAGCGGAAAAGGTTCTCACCGACGCTTTCTCAATGCTTGAACGAGCGGCACTGTATGGTTCCGAGCGTGTCTTGCGAACGTCGTCCGTACCGGGCGCGTTTGGTGGTTTGAAGACCTTCATCACAGATAACACAGACACCACGTCTGAAGCTATCACGGAGAAGAAGATTAACAACATGTTGGCGTTAATCTTTGCGGACGTGGGGCATGAGACAATGGCAACGTGGATTGTGACAGGTCAGTGGCAGAAACGTAAGATCTCCGACTTCTATCGACCTCTGGCCCGTATGGACCGTGGTTCGCGAGAAGGTGGAATCGTTGTAGATGTCATCGACACCGATTTCGGTGAAATTGATGTCTCGATGGTCTTTAACTGCCCCACAGATCATGCGTATTTCCTCAACCCGAGTCTTATCGATTATCATTCGTTTAAGAATTCGGCGTTTTTCACAGAACCCTTGCCGGAGGACGGCGCGTACTTTAAAGAGCATCTCTACGGCGATTACACATTAAGTTGTCGCTGGGATAAAGCTCACGGGTACATGTCTAACCTCAGCACTTCTTAAGGAGGTATTAAATGCCATCTACGGATGCAGTTGAATATCTCGCCGGAGGTGAGCCGGGTGCGTTTGGAGGTGGTCAGAAGGATTTCGCGTTTGCTCAGAACTTGCAGGTTCAACGTCTTAAGGTTACGGCCAAGACAGCGAGCTACAGTCTGACTGTCGCGGATTCCGGTGGCCTGTTCACAACGACCGGAGCTTCGGGTGCTGTAACATTCACTCTTCCAGCAGTTTCGGACAATTCTGGGATTAATTATTGGATTTTCAACACTGTTGATCAGAATATAATTATTTCCGGTCCTGCCGATACCCTTGTTGTGAAGAACGATGCGGCGGCTGATTCTTTGACGCATAGTACGTCAAATGAAAAAATCGGCCAAAGCTTCTTTATCGTTGGCGATGATTCTAAATGGTTAGTTTTCAACATCGCTTTCGCTGCTGCGACGACACCAACGATTGCTACGTAAGTAGTTTTAGCGGGTGGGGGAAAACCCCCACCCCCTATTTATAGGAGGGCTTCATGCGAGACTCAGTTTTCTATGCCGTTCCAATGACGCACTCGGTTTTTTCCCGGTGGGTGTATGGATTCTTACAATTTTTAACTCACTCGTGGCGCGAGGGCGATCTACTGGGATATCGTCCACCAACGATTGTTCACATCGCACGTCAGGATCTTGTGGATCAATTCCTGAAATCGGACTGTCAATGGCTGTTTTGGGTCGATGATGATGTCGTTCCACCCAAAGATGCGCTCTGGCAATTGCTCGCACATGACGAGAAGGTCGTGAACGGCCTTGTACCGTTCAAGGAGCCGCCTTATAACCCGAACTGGTATCTGAACCCTATTTACGACAAATCGCGAGATTCGTGGACGTACGAGGGGTTTTTTAATCCCCCAAGTGATCGATTAGTCGAAATTCATAGCGCGGGGCTTGCGTGTAGTCTTATTCATCGCGAAGTACTTGAAAAAATGGAATATCCACACTTCACATTAGATGCTGCCGCTGAAGACCACAGTTTTTGGCGTAAGGTACGCGATGCCGGGTATACGATGTATGGAGATCCCGCTGTTCAATGTGTTCATATGGGTATTGATGGCGTATCGGCGGGACATTGGCTCGCGTATCAGGAGATGTATCGTCAAAGCCCCTTCGCTATTAGTGGCCCGGATCTTCTAAAGGAGTACAATGCACTTACTAAACGGGATTATACGCTGGCTGTTCGAGCGTATCAACCGGAAGACTGGACCGAAGACACCGGCGTTGTCCACTACTTATCACGTGACGCAAACATGGGATTCGCAGAATTTATCGCTCGATTGGGTGAAGTGGATGAAAAATTCGTCCTGATTTGGGGCGATCCGCTGGGAACCATAGCACAGGGGATGCGAGAAAGTAATACGATTACGATTGTGGAAGATCCGCAGGTTGATCCAAAATTCGCAGAACAACGATCAAATGTAAAAACACTACCCGGATTACCTGACGGTATGGAGTTTGATGTTATTATTGTGCTTGAGGAATTTGCCAAGACCGACGCCAATACGCTAGACTCGCAAATTCGAAAGGTATCACACGCGCTAAAGCCCGGTGGTGTGGTATACTTTAACATGCATAATAAGAGTCATCATGCCCCGAATTGGAACGAGCATCCTGATCTTCCGAACAGGTTAAAAGCTCAGGGATTAGAAATGACTCACTTCGGAGGAAGTGAACTCTCCATTGCAATGAGGAAACCATGAGTGCAGGATACGGTCCTTTGTACTTCCATCGTAATAAAGCGACTGGGATTACAGCAGATAATGTACAACTTATAGTAGATGTTAGCGATACAACAACGTATCCCCACGATGCGACGGGCGGTGTAGCTTTATATGCGCTTAAGTTCCGTGTTAAGGGTACAGCCGGGAGCGCAGGAGATGCTACCCTGCAAATTGGTGTAGTTGAAGAGGCTGATGCCACGGACGGTACGTTTGCTATTATTGCTGAATCCGATCTTATCGCGTATAATGAAGAATATGAATCCGCATGGATTGAGTTTCCCGACGGAATAGATCTTCGTATCGTAAGTGGCGCGTTAACACTGGCCCGAGCGCCTGTGTCTGGAAATCACACGATTCTTCAGACTGATGCTGGTGATGTTGTGGATTCAGAGCGAGCCACGAACAAGAGCGCGGGAGCCGGAGACTTGATTGTTCTTCTTGATGAAGGCACCAATGGCGGGACGTATGAGTACGAAGCGATGGCTGTCTGGCGAGAACTTTAGACGATGGCTACCCCGTGTAGTACGTGGAAGAACGTGAAGGATGCTGGTTGGGACTGGGGGAACATTAAAGGTCTCAGTATGTCATGGGCTGGATTAATGGCACATTTTTGTCCTTCGGGTTCCATTCATAGAGCACCGTCTCGGAGTTTCCGGCATGTAGCTATGCGGAGGCATTAATGCCTTTTGATCTTCATCACGCTTCAAATTCTCCGGTTCAGCAAACAGATAACGAAGAAATTGACTACACGATTGATTTCTCGGCTGTCTTGGGTACAGGTATTACGGTCTCAAGTGCAGTACAGAAGGTTTATGATCTCACCGAGCGTGAGAAGGATTTTACATCGACTGCTTCTTCAGGTAGTGTATCGGTATCTTCACCTAGCTGCACCTGCGAAGTTAAAAGTCTCGAACGAGGGCACAATTACCGATTAGAGGTTCTGGCTACGTTCTCGGATGGAGACAAAGTGTTGGCGTATATTATCATTGAGTGTGTGCTGTAATGGCTGCTGCATCCACAGATAGTCGAAGAACGGTACGTCAGAAATTACTGACATATCTTCGTATCGGGGAAACAAGCACAGCGACATCGATTGGGGGTGATGCGGAGGAAGTTAATGACACGTCACGAATCGAAGATGAAGATTACTGGATTGGCGGACAGATTCACATCACATCGGGATCGTTGGAGGGTAGCACTTCTTTTGTTCGGCATAATCATCCTACTAACGGCGAAATGCACGTGTATCCGGCGTTTGGTGGTACCCCCGCTAGTGGCATTACGTATGAGATATACCGACCAAGTACGTGGAATAAAGCAGAACTTGACGAAGCGATTACAGCGGCTGTAGACTGGGCGCGAGAGCGATTCCTTATTCCGCATTCTGTAGATAGTATTGACCTTGCGGCTGCAACCTACGAATATGATCTTCCCTTCCTAGAAATTGTTGCGGCTACAGCGACGAGCGGTTCGACAACAACGATTCTTGATACCTCCGGTGATTTAACGCAAGCTGATGATCACTGGAACGGATCGCATATAATTATTACGGCTGACACTGGAGTTGCGGGGAATGTTGGTGAAGTTCGTATTATTAAAGATTTCGATGCCTCTACGGACACCCTTACGCTTGATCACGCGCTTCCCGGAGTCGCCTCCTCGGGTACAACCTATCGACTGATTAAGTACCCATTCTCGTATATTCATACGGTTGAGTATCAAGACACGACTAATCAATGGGTTCCACTTAACGCTTTTAACAATGAAGATGCGTGGTTAGTGGTTCCGGGTTTATACCCAAGGCTTCGAATCGCTTCAGGGTTGGGTATTTCTGGACAGCCCTTAATGATTTATGGCTATCGGTATGCGGGTAAGATTAGCGTTGAACGCGATCTTGTTGAAGTCCCGTTTAGTGTCATTGCCCCCTATGTAGAATATTATCTCCGTACGATGCGAGCTAGAGTTGGGGATCGATCTGATCCACTTGAAGATCGTCGCAGGGCACGCGAAGCGCTTGAAGAAGCAGAAATTCGCCTTGAGCAGCAAATGGTGTTGCCTAGCGGCGCTATTGCCCAGTAATGGAAGTCTTGCTTGAGAATGAACGGGTTACCATTCAAGGTCCGTTACTAGAACAGCCCCAAACGCCATTCGGAGCTATTTTCGGATCAGGCGAGCAGAAACGTTCCGATCTCTCCCTTGCGCGACATTACGCATTTGAAGGTTTTAGTGGGGGTCTCGGGATCGAACGTGTAGTTGAACAGCTTGGACAGAGTGATCGTTTTGCTGATCAGGACGGCATTAATACGATCAAAGGCTCTGAATTTATGCTGGAGACTGAGCAACAAGCGGCTGTAGTCCTTGCTGCTGGCATAACGCCAACAAGTATCGCTATGGAGTTCAGTGGAGCTTTACTTGTTGCCGGGAGTGACAATAAAGTCTATCGATACTCCGGTGGCGCATTTACGGCTGTCGATACACCTCCAGCCGCTCCAACGGACATGATTATATACGAGCAAGGCGCTACTGTGTATGCTGTTGTCGCCTATACCTCCGGTTTCATGTATTCCTCAAACGGGACATCATGGACAGACGTGGCTGATGACGCGACGTTTTTTGCGGTTTTTGATAATAAATTGATCATATATGACGACGTTGGACAGCAGATCCGCAGCACAGCGAGTATTACTTCTCCTTCATTTACGAATGTTGTAACGAATACGCAGGGTTCTGCTAGGGCGATGACGATCTTTAGAGATCAAGAAGGTCAGCCCAGTATTTGGTATGCGACGGAATTGGGTTTATTCCAGATTGATTATGCAAACTCTCGGTCTCATTTTATTTATGATTACACTTCAACCCCGTATGCTAATAACGGTAAGCATATGATTGAATACAATGGGCAGCTTCATTTCCCGATGGGGCAAGAATTGCTGGCTATCTCGCCTCAAGGTTCCGTGATCTCAACGGGTCCAGACCGGGGTGATGGCATTATCAATGCGAATCACGGTGATCGCATTACGAATATCATTACGCTCCAGAATTTCCTCGTGATCTGTAATACGAACGGATCAGATTTATCTGCCATTTTAATTAATCCCGGTGCGGGGTGGCATGTTCACGCCGCAGGAAATGCGGGTGGAGATTTTTTACTGCATGAAACGACCACAGGTTCGCGTCCTCGATTATGGTTTGCGAATGGGAGCGGCGCACCAAAATACCAAGAATTTAATGACCAATCTGAACGTAAAATTCCATTTAATGGGCAGACATTTGAAGCGAGTGGGACACTGGTTACTCCGTGGATTACGCTTGGATTTCCTGAATTTCCAAAGACTATTTTCTCTATAGTTATTTCGGGACGAGATTTTACTGATGATGAGTATATGCTGGTTGAATATCAAAGTGATTATAGAGATGAAGAACAGGAATGGTCTACATTAGGGCGTACTAATGGGATTGATACACGACATGAAATGTTTTTTGATGGTGGGGCCGGACTACAGGTTACGTCATGTCGATTACGAATTACTGCGTATCGAGGATCTATTAAATCCAAATCTCCGATAGGTGATGCTATAATATTAAAGTACTTGCCACAACCGGAAGACAGGTTGAGTTGGATATTAACGATTCCATTGTATCGAGATTCATTAACAGGTAAAAATGCCTCGCAAACTATCGCGTGGCTCCGAGCGCTCAAGGCGTCGTCGCGAGAGCGTAACATCAAGTTCACGCCGGGGCCGTCGAAGTCGGAAGACGGCGAGTTTTTCGTCCAAATTACCAACGGACCAATCATTTCGCGTTCCGAATCAGCCGGGACCGCAAATATTACTCTCGCGGTCCCGATCTAAACTTACCAAGGTTCGTAAGCTCCCACGAAAATTCACGCTACGACGAAGAGGATTCTTCAGGAAATTTAATAAAGATGAATACTGGCATCCACCATCATATTTTGTTGGAACAATACCGGAGTGGCAGGTATACTTATGGTTAACACGCAAAAGAATACGGGGTTGGGAGTTTCAAAGCAGTATAATGGGGGGACGATTACAACTGGGTGGTATAGTTGCAGACTTTCTCTTCTCGCCGCCGGATTGGAACCCGTCAATGGTATGGCGTGTACAGGGTGAATATTTCCATCTCGCGACCTCAGAAAAGCAGGTTCATGACTTGTTACAACGAATAAAATTGGAGGATAAAGGATTTGAAGTTGTAGATATTTTGGCCCACGATGTACTTACAAATCGTGATGCTGCGCTGACAGCAGCGTTAGCAGGTCAACAAATTAAAGCAACGGCGATCCAAATCTAATGGCTACTACAACAAATAAAGCTTGGCAAAAAGATTCCGATACAACTGCTATCGATCAAGATGCCTTCATCAACGCATTTCTAGATGATCTTGATTCATCACTGTTTGGTATTGGTGCAAATAGCGCCAAGCCGGGATCTCCAGACGAAGGCGATACGTTCTATGACACGGATGCGAGTCGGTTTATTAAATATAATGGCTCTGCGTGGGTTCAACTCATGCCCGATGTTGCGAACGCTATCGACAGTGATCATTATGTAGACGGTTCGATAGACACCGTTCACTTATCCGCAGATGCCGTTACCGGAGCTAAGATAGCGGACGACGCAATTGACTCTGAGCATTACACTGACGCCTCAATTGATGCGGCTCATATTGCATCGAGCGCTGTCACCACAGCTAAGGTTAACGCAGACGCTATCACGGGGGCCAAGATCGCTGATGATGCGATTGATTCTGAGCATTATACTGACGGAAGCATAGATGCAGTGCATCTAGCCGGGGACGTTATCTCGGGATCTAAAATCGCAGATGACGCAATTGATAGCGAACACTACACGGACGGATCGATTGATGCGGCACATCTCGCTGGGGACGTTATATCAGCTTCTAAAATTGCGGACGATGCGATTGATTCTGAGCATTACGCCGATGGTAGCATTGATAATGCTCATATCGCAGATGACGCAATTGATAGCGAGCATTATGCTGACGGAAGCATTGATAATGCCCATATCGCTGATGATGCGATTGATAGCGAACATTATGCCGATGGCAGTATTGATTCGGCCCATTTAGCCGATAATGCCGTAACGCTAGCGAAGACGGCTCACGGTACACAAGGGGGCATCCAGTACTATGCGGGGTCAGGCGTGCCGTCTGAACTTGCCGCCGGAACGTCTGGCTACTTCCTCAAGACGCAGGGTACGTCAGCCAACCCGGTATGGGCTTCAGTTGCCGCAGGGCCATCACAGGCTGATCAGGCCGCGCTAGAGGGCGAGACCAATGAAGACACTTACGCCCCGCCGGATTTGATTAAACACTCACCGGGCGTAGCGAAATTCTACGGAAAAAGTAATTATGCCGCAACCGTTCAAGGCACGGCCTATAATTTAACCAGCACCACGGATGGCGGTACGGGTCTCATCACGTTCACCATCGCCACTGACTTCTCTAGCGCGAATTGGGTGGTATCAGGAATTACAGGCACTGGATATACACGCACGGTTAATACTACGGCGGGGGGCGTTGCCGCAGGAGCAGTTGATTTCCGAGTAACGGATAATAATGGAACGTTGAGTGATGGGGACTACTTTTACTGCGTGGGACATGGAGATCAGTAATGCCAGATAAGCGTATTGTTTTTATCAACCCAGACACTAATATACTTAATGTTGTTAGTCCGGTGTATCAGAGCATTGAGCAGGGATTTTATGCAGATGAAGAAGAGCTTCTTGACACCTGTGTAGAGCGGAATGTTCCAGCGGGTGTCGCATATCGTATTATCGAAGCAAACGAGATCCCCACACATCGACTATTCCGTAACGCATGGTCAGATGATGGGAATGATGTTGTTGTTGATATGGCTGAAGCCCGTGGCATTCATATGGATGACATTCGTATTGACCGTGACAAGGCATTGTTAGAATTAGACATCACGTTTATGCGAGCCGTCGAGGACGGTGACACCGACGAACAGGACGCCGCAAGTACGGCAAAGCAAGCGCTGCGTGACATACCAGAAACTTTTGACCTCTCCTCTGCCTCGACACCCGAACAACTAACAGTTCTCTGGCCTGAAGATTTAGACCGATCCGATAATTAATTGTGAACGGTAACGAACGAACGGAGATTATTGCGCTCACTAAGCAATTAGCGGAATTTCAAGTCGCTGTAACCAAGATAATTGTTCCGAGGGAGGAAATAGATCGAAGAGAATCCAATTTACGTGATAGAATATCATCAAGCGAAAACCGTGCCATGCGGTGGGCCGTCAGTTTGGGAGTCCTTAACTTAGGCGGATGGGCATCCTTAGCATGGATGTTAGCCTCACAATAATATACAAAGGAGGTCATATGCGAGAATGTACATGTGGCAGTGCAGCAGCCCGTAAAAATAATGTATTACTTAAGCGATGGTTTAAGGGAGCCTTTGCGTCAGCGCTTGTTGCCGCAATCCCGGCCATCCAGATCGCTTTGGAGTCGGCAGACTTTAGCAACCTCGTCGGGCCGAGCGTGTCGGCTCTCATTGTGGGAATTTTACTGGCAGCGGATAAGGCGTTCCGCTGGAGACAATAAGTGTCGTTCCGCATTGCGGTTGTATCGGACACACATCTAGGATCTAAGTTCCAGCAACTCAGCGCACTCCGTAAGTTCTTACGGTTCGCTAAACGCGAAGGTGCCGAGGAGATATTACACGTCGGTGACCTTTTTGAAGGGCGTATGAGCCACAGAGGGTCAGAATTTTTACGGTTCTTGGATTCTGCGGATGAAATGGTCGATTATGCTGTAGCCAAGTATCCCGACACTGGACTGAAGACTTCAATCATTACCGGGAACCATGACATCTCTCTCATGAAAGAGAGTGGATACAATCCGGTTCGAGCAGTTTGTAAGCAGCGTGATGACTTTAAATTCATGGGCAATGACGAAGCGTTCGTCTCCATCCACGGAGTAAAGATTCGTCTATACCATCCGGGTGGAAGTCCGGGGCTTGCTAAAAGCTATCGGGCACAACAAGAGATCTGGAGGAACGAAATTACCCCTGACATCTTGCTTGTCGGACACTTTCACTTCTTCAACTCGGTGTATGAGAAAGGAGTCACCGGCGTTAACGCTGCGTGTTTCCAATCTCAGACACCGTATGAAAAGGGGAAGAACCTCCATCCAAACGTAGGTGGCGTGTTGTTAGACATACACAACAACAAGCGTGTAGGCGTTACTTACGTCCCGTACGATCCTTTGAATTCGGACTGGTAGTTAAGCTACGGAGAAGTTTTCCCATGCAGCCTCTTGTGCCGAATAACTCGCGACTTGCATAACAATTCGCGCATTGCCCGGTTTGCCTAAGCTAACAGGTTCTCCCAGTTCGAACATCTTAAGGAACTCATCCGCTTCATCACGATCCTTGAAATTGACGACAATCTCTTTTGTGGTTACCGTGTGCGTTGATGCGGATTTACTGGGTACGATCTCAGGTTCGATAGGTTCCGGGTCTTGTGGGAGCGTAATTCCATCTGTCACAGGCACTGGAAGCTTTAATGCGCCTTCAGTATCTGGTTCATACGGAAGCTCTGATCCTGCGCGACGTTTTCTAGCCTGTGCTTCCTTTAACCAATCACTAATATGAATGGAATCCTCTGGTGTCCACTCGGCATCGATCTCAAAATTTCGTCCGGCCTCAGCCAATAAACTTACTGCGAGTGTTGGAGTGAATCCATGCGACATAGCGATCTCAGAGAACATCGTAAGAACTTTCGTTTCTGAGGATTCCATAGCCTGTTCCTCAGTCATACCTTTTACCTGTGCAGCAAATTCTTCCGCAGTTACTTGCGTATCACCGCCACCACGCAATTCAGCGATAAGGTCACTCTCATTAATCATGTTGCCTCCTGTTAGTTAAGGCTGTGTGTACAATCGCTACAGCATCTTTAGGGTTATCGACAACACGAGCGACACCTGCGCCGCTATCGTTGAGTTCCTTTAGTGTGTAGTCTTGAATCTTTGTTGTCTTTCCTGTTGATGTTTTTACTTCGAACGCGAAAAAAAGTCCCTCACAGCCGCCCAAAATATCCGGTATTCCGGCTCGTGTGATAGCAGACCCATGATACTTAACCCACCATCCACCCACCTCCGATTGGAGGTGGCGGATAATGGATTGTTGGAGACGAGTCTCTGGATTAGACACCCAGTGACGAGAACTCTTCAATAAGCTCTTCTGTCTTACCCCACGGGCGGTGATCGACGAAGCGCTTAATCTTAGACTCTAACTGTCCCTTGACAGTCTCACCCTGACGGTTCACCCAGTCACGACCAACTTCTGCTGTCAGTACAGCCCCAACGTGCTTTCCATTTGCGGAAGACCACGGAACGGCTACCTGTTGTCCTTCAGGGTATTCCATACCATTGAGCGCTTCAGCGAAACTACGTTGGAACCAGTACGATGCTTCAGAATCTACGAACGCCGAAGTAAGCTGCGTTCCGACATGCTCTTCAGCGCCTACCGGACCATCGACAATCTCGAACGTGGCAATTACGCCTTCATTGCCCGAGTTAAACTTGCGCTCCTCTGAATCAATAATTTCCAACTGGTAGTTCCCATCAGGAACGATAGGTCTGCTGAATCCAGATGACCCACGCTGGCTATCCTTAGACTGAAAACTACGATCACTTGCTGGCACGAGTGCCCTCCAATGCTTGGACGATCTTCGTCCATGTGGGGTCATCCATCCTTGCGGGAAGACGACCTGATCTATCTTTTGCGGTGATGACGGGCTTCTCTTGGAAGTCCAATCGCCGCTCCCAACCTCCGCCCTCAGCTTTCACAAGCGTCAAGCGGCCTATAACAGACGTGATTCGGTTAATCCCACGCCATACAGAGTTCACAAATTCTGGTCTGACCTCTGAAATCGTCTTCTGTGACCAGTTTTCTCCGACACCCTGATAGTCGATATGCTCATGTGCAGTGACAATGAGTGTCACGTCACGCTTTTTCAACTCTTGAAAATGCCTAACCATCATATCACGTACAACCTTATAATGGTTGCCAAAATCCTCATGGGCACCCAATTTCACGAGTGCCTCTCCAGCAAGCATCTCCTGTAGGGTGGACCCTGTATCGTACGCAATGACATCATAGTTCTCAGCGTTTCCAGCTTCGAGCCACTCAGACAATCCATACCACTCTTCGAGTGTGTTGAGTCTAACGGTGTCGATAGGTAGCTGGTCAAGAGTTTCCGCACCGCCGAAATCACAATCAATCAATAGTACTTTCTTACCTGCGCTATGTACGGTTCCAATTAAATGTGTTTTACCCGCGCCCGGTTGTGAGTACACGACGAATAGCCGATGATACGATTGACTATTAGCCTTAGTAATTGTCGGGGCTTCTCCTCGTGGTGCTCCCGGAGTTTCCGGCGTAGCAGCCTCGACTTCACTCTGTGGGACTGGCATCTGCCCTCCTTATATACTTAACGAGATTTGCTTGTATGGTAAATACAGGCACACCATCGTTGAACACTTCTACAAACGTTGCGTCACCGTACTCGTTGATCACACATCGTTGACCCTCGATTTCAAACGGCTCGCTTTCTTCTACACCATAGACCCTATATGTGTGTGTCTCCCCCTCATTAGGCTGGCGCATGGTAACGATCCCAATAGTCGCTTTTCTCGAATTGTCGTAGTTCCTCTTTAACTAGATCTTCATCTCCCTGTAACTCAGCCCCACAGATACCCTTGAATTGACATGAGGGGCAGGTAAATGGTCCCACAGATCGCGGGAAAACATTTGCTTTAGTCGCGGCATTGATGAACGAATTTGTAGCCCTGATATCTCGTAACGCCGTCTGAATAATATTCGGTGTCATACGGATGACGCGCCTGCGAAAAAATGGACTGGGCTTCAAATTTAAGTCCGTAATCTGCCTATCATATTCAGATAGGTTTATTGTTGGATGTTCCCATGATGCCTTTTCAACCGCATCGATGTATTCAAAGACTGTGGTCTCAATAGCACGACTCGATATGCGCGGTCCTTTGCCATCAGCATATGTGCCGTCTGATCTTGGCTTATCTTTCAACCCAACGACTGAAGGAGTAGTTGGAGCTTTCGTTAAGATATAGTCAAAGACTACCTGCTCAATCTGTTCTATGTTCTGACGGTTCCACAACCCCGCATAGAACGCAAGCTGCGGATCATTGAGTTGAACACTATCGTCAGGGATGCGTCCGGTTGTTTTGCGGTCTATTAATGTTAGACCCTCACCAAAGCGTTCATCACGAACGAGAAGGTCCATAATACCAACGTGTCGCCGACCATCGATTTCAACGTCCAACTTATGTTCAACACCCTCTACTTCCCAGTTATCGTCTTGATATTGGAAACGATAGGATCGAACGATACGGCGGAGATCATCGGGAAGTGGTGGGAGAACCCTGTCTCCTTTCCCACGGTTCTGGTAAATCGCACGCTGGTCGGCTGTTAATGCGTTCCAGCGCTCCTCGACAAGTGATAGTGCCTTTTCATCTCCCATGCTCTCTGCGTTCTCAAAGAACTTATGGGCTTCAATACCCATACGAAGCGGCGCGGTGAGATGCACAGGTCGAAGGTTATCAACGTAACCAAATCGATACGCGAGATTACACCGTTGGAACGCCCGTGTAGGTGAAATTGCAATGGGACGAACCACTGGATTGTCAATCATAAAGCTGCCCTCCATAAGACTAATTATACCACACTATTCTTTGGTTGATTCTTCTTCTTCGTCGTACCCGCACTCTAAACAGTACAGCCAGTCGACGTCTCGTTCCATGTAAGACTCGCAGTCCGGGCAACGGACACCCGTGAAAGTTCCAACACTCTCGTCTGCAAATGCTTTTTCTCTGGCGTCGGCGAATCCGTCCATATTACTCATGTCCAGTGATCTCCTATTGTCCATTCTGCCTCAAGAGGAATGGGCGCTGAAAAACCGAAATGTAGATCCAAAACCGATAATGCATCATCCATTAATGTAGCTACAATATCCTCTCCTGTTCCGATTGGTTGTTCCCATATAACCGAGTCATGAACCGATGCTACGACGTGGACATCGTTATAATCTTGCAATGCTACCAGTGCTGCGTGTGTAATGTCAGCAGCCGGGGATTGAACAAGAAAATTAATCCCCTGTCGTATGGTGTGGTACACAATCTTTGAATCGTTCGAATCAACGTCTTCTAAGTGTCGCGTTCGTCCGAATATCGTGGTGAGAGATTGGTCGTGTCGGACACGATACTCAGTACGCTCATGCCATTCTCTAAGCCCGGGGTAGGCGTTAAAATAAGAGTTTCGGGCGGCGTAGGCATCGTCGATTGAGAAGACCGTTCCGTATTCTTTGAAAGCATGTTGGGCAAACTTAGTTGCTCCCATACCATACAGGAATCCAAAGTTGATGGCTTTAGCTCGTTGTCGTTCTTCATTGGTAACCTTTCCTCCCACAATAGTTTCGGCGGTAGCGGCATGAATATCCACACCGTCGCGAAAGAGTTGGCACATGTGTTGATCAGGAGCGATGATTGCTGCAACCCGAAGTTCAACTTGTGAAGCATCCCATGAAACCATCTCATGGCCCTCACGTGGCGTGAACACACGTTTCATCTTGTGTTCGGGATCACGTGGGACTTGTTGCATGTTGGGATTTTTAGCTGAGTGTCGCCCCGTGTCAGTTAATGGAAAATAGCTTGCATGGATACGGCCATCTGGCATCACGTAGTCAGGCCACTTGGTAGTGTATTTTACGATCAGCGAACGAATATCTTTCCACTTCCGGTACTGGTCAACCAGCGGGTATTGATTGCGGAGATGCAGGGTCGCATCTTCACTCACCGACAGTTTTCCTGTCTTTGTTCGTTCGGTTAGTGGCACACCGGCTTCAACCAACCACTTCGCGACTTGTTGGGGCGAGTTGAGATTAACGCCGGGTGCGTAGGGCTTGTAAGCGGTTTCTAGCTCCAACAGATACTCATGCAATTCAGTATTGACACGATGATCAAAGCCAATACCATTATACTCCATATCCCCTACTGCCTTACTAAATTCCATGATGAATTTGAAGTAGGATTCATTGGCACGGTACTGCCAAAGCTCATAGAGGGCATAGGTGTATGTACAGTCTAATGCACAGTATTCAGAGTAGGATTCCCATGGCTCATTCACGTAATCAATATCTTCTCCATATGCTGGAGCATCAAATAGTAACTGTGCGAGCGCCTCTAACCCTGTCGGTTGACCTTCATCAACATAGTGAGCAAGGAGCATGGTATCGACAATGAAATGCCCTTCAAACCCGTATGCCTTACGGAGCCAATTGCGTTCAAACTTTGCGTTATGCGCGATTAGCGATTTAGATTCAAGGATCTTCAATAAGGGCTTGATATATGGATCTTTAAAAACATGAGCTTCGGTATCAGATAAGGCTACACCGATCATGAGAATACGTGCGCCCTGTGCATATGGATCAACCTGTCCGGGTGTTTCAATATCAATCACTACAGGACCATTGTGATGCAGAATGCGCTCTAAATTGAATAGCTGAGTTCGTGCAATTTCATTACTCATAGCGAGACTTTATGAATCCTCCAATCCAATCTTGCATTTGACGCTTTTCGACGACGGCTCTGTACATATATTCATCAACCGTTCCTCCTGCCTGTAGAAAATATGTGGTCATGGGTCGTGTTTGTCCAATGCGATCATTTCTCGCATCAGCTTGTTCCACGTGTGATAGGTCATAATCGATAGAGAAGAAGAATGTGTAGGCTGAAGCGGATAGATCTATGGACTCCGAAGCAGCAGCGAGTGAGCAGACGAGGACTTGAGACTTTCCCTTGATAAACGTTTCGATTGTTTTACGACGATCATCCGTAGAGTCACTTCCTGTGATCGATCCCAAGCCCACATGCGTCCCACTATCGAGGTGGGCATCCCTGAGCGCTTCCGAGATTGCCTCGATTTCAGGTCGAAATCGCGCAAAGACCACGACTCGTTCACCCGCATCCAGTAGGGGTTCGATGTATTCAACCAAGGTATTGAGCTTGGACTCACCCACCCAAATGGTTTCACCCGCTGGAGTTCGTGTGAATCCTGCGGTGACTTCGGCAAGCCGCATGAGGCGAGGGAGTACGTGGTCGGCCATAACAACCCGCTCCACTGGTAATCCAGTTCGTTCAGATTCACCTTCAACCAGTGCCACGAATTCTTTCTCCAGTTTTTCATAGATCTCTGTCTCCATTTGAGAGAGTGGAATACTAATAATTTGACGTGTCTTTTTTGGCAGATCTAAGCATTCAGTTTTTTGAATACTATAGGTATGCGTTTGTACCAGTCGTTTGAGTTCGTCGAGGTTCTTAAAATGGTACATGAGCCAGTGCCGTGGATAGGGTGCCCAGTCGCCATAAGTCGTTTTAAATTTACCGTAGTTTGTGCCAAAGACCTTCGGGTTAATAAATCGGAAGATGGCATAGTAATCAAATGGTCCTTTCGGGGCGGGTGTCCCGCTTAGTCCCACTCGATAATCAACGCGCTGTCCGACACGATAAAGAAATCGAGAGCGTTTGGATGAAGGGCTTTTAATCTTTTGTATCTCGTCGCATATGGCTAGAGTGCGCGGTGTTAATGAGTCGAGAATTTGTGTCCGCCGCCATGCCATATCATAGGTGATGATGTGTATATTGAGTGGTGTATCAATTGGCGTATATTCACGGTAAAAAGGAGCTTCTCGTGTTTCTTTATGCTCCATTTGAACGGTGAGATTATAGTCGAGGCCAAAGTTCTTGAGTTCGTTTTCCCATACGGATATGGCTGACTTTGTACAGAAAATCCATACGTTATCGATCTTGTCCCGAATGGTTAATGCACCGGCTACTGAGAGTGCGGACAGGGTTTTCCCTGTGCCCATCTCCATATGTAGAAGTCCAATTCCTCCCTGCCCCATAACCTGTCGCGCTGCATCAACCTGATGCTTATAGAGCGGAATCGGTGCGTAATATCGTTTCACTGTCCCTCCCATGTGCTATTATAGCAGCCGCACCAGTAAGGAGGGCAACTTGAAAGAATTTCTTCGCCGACTACATCCAACGCATTTCTCATCCAATGACCCGGACCAAGAGAATACATGGTTAGAGCACCCTGTTCCGCTTGATCTGCCAGACATTGAAGATCTTGTATCGAGAAAGCGTGATGTTTATTTTGCTCCGGTTCATTTTCGTGGGTTGCGTCGTAGTGAGAATGCCGTATTCGTAACGTGGGTATGGGCAGACCTAGACTTTGTACATCCTGATCGTCTCCAGATACGCCCGACCATTGCATGGCAATCATCGCCCGGACGCTTCCAAGCGTTGTGGGAGTTGGATGCTCCTGTAGAAGCGGCAGAGGCGGCTGAGTGTGGTAAGCGTATGGCCTATGCTGAAGGTGCGGATAAGGGCGGATGGGATATTACGCAAGTGTTGCGCGTTCCCGGCACCCGTAACTTTAAGTATCCAAGCGCTCCTGTGGTTGAATTGTTGTGGAGTGAACCCACGACCTATACGACGACTACCTTTCATTTTGCGTACCCGGCTGTGCAGGTTGAATCGATGGATACGGAACTGGTGCCTGTTGATGTGCCAATAAGTATGTTGATGAGTAAGCTTGGTGTGACATCTCGTGAATTGCTTGATCGACCTTTAGAGAATGGTGTGGATCGGTCTGATTTCTTATTTCGGATGTCAGCGCAACTACAGGAAGACGGGTTGTCTCCTGCGGAAACGTATACGCTTGTGAAAGCGTCCCCATGGAATAAGTTCCGTGGTCGCGAAGATGAGGGGTTGCGTCTCTCTCAATGTGTAATGCGTAGTTCAGTGGCTGGCGCGGTTGCATTAGATGAGGCTCCGGTTGAATCGGAATTCGTATGGTTGTCTGAGTTGCTGGCAAATCAGCCGATGGATGCGGGATGGTTGATTAAAGATGTCTGGCACGCTGATGCTTGGGGTATCGTGGGTGGTGAGGCTAAGAGTCATAAATCCATGTTGACGTTGGAAATGGCTATTGCCGTTGCCAGTGGTGAACCGTTCCTTGGCAAGTTTGAAGTGCATCGTAATGGTCCGGTGTTGATAATTCAGGAAGAGAATGATGCGGATTATTACTTGCCTGATCTTATGTATAAAATGTTGCGCGAGCGCGGATTGTTTCCTTCCCCTGCGATTTGGACTGAGGGACGGGATCGACAACTGGCTCCGACTCGTAATCTTCCTATACGTTTTCTTAATCAGAGTGGGTTTAATCTCACTGATCCTGAGCATTTGGAGCGTGTGCGTGATGAGGTTGAGCGTATCCGTCCGGTATTGATAATTTTTGATCCGTTGTATTCGATGTTGGGCGGTGTCGATGAGACTAAGGCCCATGAGGTGCGTCCTATTCTTAATTGGTTGCGTAAGTTGAGTAAGGATTCTAGTGCTGCTGTGGTGGTGTGTCATCATTGGCGTAAGAAACAGGGTAAGTCGGATACGTCACGTGCGGGACAACGGTTGAGTGGGAGTAACAATTTTCATAATTGGATTGTGTGCGGGTTGTATGTTGAGCGTCCTACTGATAAAAAGGCACAGGTTATTGTGCAACGTGAGTTTCGACGTGCCTCGGTTCCCGGTCAGTTGGTTATTGATTTTGATATTGGTGAGTGGGGTGACTTGGACGCATATGCAACGAAAATATCGAACGGAGAATCTCCCGTGCCCTAGCGAGAGTTGTGTTGACAGTTTGTCTCGCGATGTTGCACATATCCATGATTTCTGAGTATGAGTATCCTTGTACGAATAGGTGAAAGATCTCGGCTTGTCTATTTGTCAACTCATCTTCAATGCGGAGTATGTATGCGGGGTCTGATATTTCAGTTTGTGGTTCGGTGTACTTGATATAGATTGATTCGTGTTTCGTATCAGCCATTTTGAAGTGTCTGATTCGTCCTAATGCTCGCATCTTTGCCATTTGGCACATGAGGGGGAATGTGTCGCGTTCAGTGTCGAACCTGTGCGGATTCGATAACAGTGTGATATAGGTTTCCTGTAATATATCCTCCCGTTCTTCTTTTGGAATCCGGTTGAAATTATTATATAGATATCCTTTCAACTTGCTGTCTTGGGTTTTGAATATCTCTTCTATTTCTTGGTGTGTCAAGTGTGTCCTCCCGGATCTATGTGTGGATGGGTATTCCTGTGTTGATTTTATGACTGGCTTCGGCTATGTATCGCATGAGTAGGAATGCGCCGATGGATAGGGTGATGATGTGGAATGTGAGTATTCGTAATATGGTTAACATACGGTATTGGCATTTCTCCATCGGTAGGGTAGATTAGCGGCTATTTCTAAAACTGTGTGCCAATTAAGAACGAATGTTTCCCAATTTGATTTATTGAAATCATTAGGGAAGTCTTTATCATAGGCTCCAAGTTGACCGGCTTCGAGTTGATATATGTATACGTTACCTGATCTAGTATGGGCTGTTAATCGTGTACCATATTCACTGAAGCATTGACCTTTTAGATTAGTGATCTCTTCTTTAATGTGATCATTAATTTTGAAGATGAGATCTGATTTTGGTGTATATGTGCCTCCGAATACATAGATGTTGAGGTTTTTATGCATATCGATATTCTCCGAATAGAGCTTCTTGTAGGATTACATCACCCATTTCATCATCTATGTTATCGTTTAAGCAATTTCTACACATGTCGTGTTCTATTCCGTAGTTCTTAATTGCATCCATAAGATTTTCAAGAGTGAGTCCGTATTTTCTTGATTCTTCTATTACTTGAAATTCTACTTGTTGTTTCTTGATGAGTGTTTCTGCAATGGTATTTTCAATGGGATTTCCTCCTTTGACTACGACCATGTTAATCCATTGACTGCTTATACCGCTGAGTGCTGAAGATAGTACGTTATCAATGATTGACTTCATTTCGTCATCAATTTGCATGATAGAGTTCTCTTTGTGCTTCTATGTTGGCATATTCTTCCATAGATTTATTTAGATATTTAATATCTTTAGGTAGGTCTTTTCCTTCGGATACGATATATCTAAATCCAAAGTTGTCATTGTAGACAATTACCTGAGAATTATCGTGGAGGGTGACCAGATTATATATATCAACAAATCCTGTATCGTCTCCAAAGTCCCATTCTTCATCTGAAAATCCTTCCATAACGATTTGAAATGCTTCATTAAGTCTCAGATCTATTTCATCCATCTTCAATTAACTCTCTTATGCTTCCTAGCCAGTATGAGCCTTTGTAGGATTCAGCATCGTTTTTACGTTCGATATTTTTCCTTTCTCTCCATCTACGTTCTTGATCTTCTTGGGTTAGATGTTCTTGATCTTCTTCTGTTTGATCCATTAGATTTCTTTCTCATTAATGACTTGTATTTCCCATTCATCTGATTCTTCTTCATCACCGGGTTCATCTGGTTCGTATTCCCATGCTCCTGTTTCTTCGTTGTTGTAATAGTTATCACTGGAAATAGCATCTTCGGCTATGAGTTTGTTGATTTTCTTTTCAGCGTCAAGTTCTGATTCAGCTTCAATGACGAATGTTCCATATTGTGAATAGTGTGTCATTCTGTAAAGCTCGACTTCGAATTCTTTCATGTCAGTCTCTTTCTGAGGTGAATTCGTGGATGAGTTTGCCTTGACCCCATGTATTTCCAGTTTCGAGGTAGGTGTCTATAATCTGACATCGTAGGGCACCATTACGATCAATGAATGCAGCAATTCGATATGGTTTCTTAATTTCTCCTTTCACTCGTTGATAGAGGTTGAGTTGAAATCCTCCATCTTTGCTTCGTGGTCCTCCTGTGAGTGTTGTTTGACGACCATCAATATCGGCTTCGATCCACCAGTTCCTAACTGCCATTGAACTTGTCCTTTTTGGATATTTTGACTATATTTTCGTATAGATCTGTTACTTCTGCCATGTTAAAGTCACCTTGGCGTCCGTCCTCTATTAGTGGATGAATGGCTTTCATGAATGGGATCATGGCATCGAGTATTTCACCGGCTCGTTTAACTTCATCGAGTAGATCGTTTTGAGCCTTGTTTGTTTCAACTATGCCGTACATTTGTACGATGGTTGGAAGGAGATCTTTCCATGCTGGTGTGATATCAATTGCTTGTCCGTTTCGATGATCTTCAGGATGGAATACGAGTTCAGACATTGTATGTCCTTGTGTTACAGAATATTAGGAATCTTTGTTCCGTGATTAATCCAATGTCTAGTTGCGTATTGTTCTTGATTGTCTTCAATAGCATCTGCCATTTCTTCTTGCCATAAGTCTGTATCAAAGTCATATAAGTCCAGTTCTTCGTATAGATTGGTTTCTTCTACTAATTTTGGTTCGCGTCCTGTGACGCTTATGAATTGATTAAGTATTGCGTCATTTGCTATAGCTCTATTTGGTGACCAGTAATCCTTTCCATCAAATATTAAAAGGCTAACGGTGCCTAACATGCTTTCATCTATGAATACTTCAATAGCACCTCGTTTCGTAGCTGTATAGAACAGTTCATTCCATCGTATGAATGCTTTATGTGGATTGACATAACGTTCGAGTGTCATTGGATATCCTGTAATCATTATGTTACTTTTTGTACAATGCCTTTTTTGATCTTTACACTTCCATACCATTCACCTCCATTGGGTAGTTTGCCTTTGACGATGTACCAGCGTGCCCGGTAATAGTTATCGCCTTTGTATAAGTTGAATTGCTCGCATTTATCGGCTGGTTCGATCATGTTACCGATATATTTATCAATAAGGCTAGGAAGATCTCTGGCAGTTTTAATGCCTTTAATCTTGATAGCCATTATGATTTCTCTACGCGCATTCGACGTTTGCTGTAAGGATAGTACAACTCATCTTCAGCTATTCTACCCTTTTTAGTTTTTAGTAAGAACTCCCATTTCTCAGTTTGTTCATTGAAATGTTCAATGATGTAGTTTGTTGTATTTCTGTTGGGTAAAGTTCTGGGTGTAGGCTCAAAGTCCAACGGTAAATTTGTAGGTTGTTTCATTTTCAAGTCGCTTTCTAATAGCGGTTGCAAGTTCTTTCCTAGTAATCTTACCATCATCCCAATATATTGTGAAAGCTTCGATGTCGTCGTATCGTTCTTTACTAAGTCCTTCTGGGAGTTCTTCGCCTAGTAAGTATTTGCCTGCTAGGGAGTGTGTGCGAGGGATATATTCTGTTTGACTGAATTCGTTGTAGTAGGTGTTGAGGACTGTTTGAATGGCTGTTGGTGGAGGTTTGTCTGAGTCCATGATTTCGGATACGGTTGCTCTATATTGTTCGCTTATTGGTAGGGCACTGCCTCCCATTTCTGTGACCATTTGATTACATGCTTGACCTAGTGGGCATTTTAGTTTTCTTTCTTCCCAGCAGGTTGAGTAGTTTCGTAGAGCTTTGTCTGGATCAATAGCTCTGACAGCATCTTCTGGGAACCAGTATAATGTTAGTAATGTACGTCGTTTGTTGTTCCAGAATTCCATATCCGTTGGATCATGTGTGTAGGGTGCGAATGATGTGTTATAGGTTTCGTTGAATGGCATCTAATCGTCTCCTAAAAGTTTTACTGTTAGATTCATACACTTCAGGATTTCTTGGTATTCGTTTTTGACTTCTTGTATTAATGCAACGGCTTCTATCATCGAATCATAATCACCATATCCATAGTCATCTGCGAATGATGCACATTCTTTAAGGGTATTTTGGATGACTGTTAATTTCTCATTCGTTGTCATCAGATTCCATTGCTTTATCTCTAGCTATATTCATGTGGTGTCCTACATTTGCCATTAGTTCCATTGCCATCTTTTGAGTTTTGAAATCTGCCTTGTGATAGTTTTCAAGGATTGATTGAAGTACTGGCACATAATCAGCAATGATTGGGAATTTGTTACTCATTTTGATTGTCTCGAATAGCTATGAGTGATGAGATTAATGTAGCGATTGAGATTTTGTCCAGAGTGATTTGACAATTTCGTTGTTGATGGACCATTGCATCCTCTAGTGTGTCCCATTTTTGTGATTTGTGTTCCTTAATTCTAACGATTACTGATTTTTCAAAGTCTTGTCTTCGACCATAATAACTAGCTTGTTGTACTTCGATTTTGTCAGAACTAGTATCAGGTCTAATTGTAGATGTGTGCATCTTATCCTCTTTCTATAACGAGATTTTCAGTATTCCATTCATGATCATCTATCTGGTCGAGTATTTCTGGTTCTACCTCCATTTCGTATATGACTATTGGATCGCGTCCATTAGTTATAGTTTCAGTGAATAGCTCCTCTGCTTGTTCACTTGTGTGTGCTCGAACGATGAATCGTCCCCATACTCTATGTGTGACCAGTGCATCGGTTTCAATGGTGAATTGGTTCTTATCGTCAGGCAGTATTGTTTTCCTCTGGATTGAACGTTGGGTTAGTGTAGAGTAATTCGTTTAGTACCTTATTCTTTTTAACTGTATTGATTACCCAAGTTTTCGTTAGTGTCGGGTTATCGAAATGTATTTTTAGAGCTTCAAGCAATTCATCGATGTCAGGGGCTGTTGCAAATTGATCTAAAACTTTTAGTATTTCAGTAACGTTGTCGAATGGTTCTGGATCATCATCGAGTTGGTCTAGAAGCTTATTTACTGTTATCTCGTCGTAGTCAACTCTAAGCAATCGTAAGATTTCTTCTGATACTGGTTTGATTTCATCTGGATCAAATCCAGAGATCTCAAGTGCGTGTATGAGTGTCATGCCCCATGGTTCAATGAGTTCTTTTGTTATTTCCATGTCATCGGGTATGTTTATGATTTGGTGCATGATGATTGATGTCCATGCTGCTAGCAATTCGCATCTGCCGTCTTGTCCTTCGGATAAAATCTTGTTGTTTATGTACTCGTCTAGACTTTCTGACATAATATTTACTTTCTAAAATCATATCTATGATTTCATTTATTGCGGTGTAGCTCATGTTTACCAGTTTATTTGGTCTCCTTCCAATCGTTTATTTCTTTCATTTCTAGATGGAATTCTTCATCTGTTAAATACTCAGATCCAGCAATTTGTTCATCTGTTTCTTTTATAAATGCGTGTATCATTGGAACGAAATGTTCTTGATTTGTCTCATTTAATTCAACTAACTCTACTTTTGCAGCTTTATATTTGAATGCTAAATTCTCTACATTATTTTTAGCTCTCATCATATTCATTCTGTGTATAAATTTGAATACTTCATTTGTATTCTCAAATAGATTGAGTACTATGAACTTTTGAATTGGATTCATTCAACTCATTCCTTTCAACACACTAAGCACAATAAATTAACCTTTTACCCGTTTCAATCTCGGGCACCACCAGCATTACCACACAGCGACGAGGAACGAGGAGCGTGTGGTACGCTGGCCGTGCCAGAGTTGAAAACGAGTAAAAGGTGACGACTCCGGTTCGGCTGCGGGCACGGATTCGGTCTATGTTTATGAGTATTGATTATTTTTATTGATATTGTTACAAGGAGTCGTAAGATTGATGTAGATTGGTATGTTACTGACCCTCATCTATATTTTCTTGTATTTCTTAGGTCTTGTTGTGTTCGACTAAAAAAACTTGGAGAGGAAGGGGATTTCTCCCCCTCCCCTCCATGCTTTACTTGCCAGCTTTGCTAGATCTGCGAGGCTTGCGTTTTCCTCGCTCCCTGCTGGTGGAAGGTCGTGATTGTTCAGCACGCTTCGAAAGCATGAGTTGGGACTTGTACTCCTCAGTTTGTTCAACCGTAGGTGTGTCGGCATCCTCCTCTGTATTATTGGGTATACTCGTTGGTGTGTCGCCTACTCCGCGCTTCCTAGTGACCTCGGTGTCCTTATGGACTTCCACACTTTGATGTGCGTAGTAGTCGTAAAGGGCTCTCCCGACCATGGAATGGTTCTCACACTGAGAGCACAGGTGTTCGTCGTGTGCAGGGCTATAGAAGCTGGTGTATCCGTGTTGTCGACATGCGCGAGGCTCGCGGATCTCGGTCTCAATGATCTCGGCTGTGTGATTGAATCTCGGATCTAGTCGTGTCATCTGCTTAGCCCATGGGCTTGCAAACTTGTAATTGCGAGTAAAGGCTAATTGGTGGAAGTTATCCCACTGTGAGGCACACTTGATGCAAAATACTGTCCACGGCGCATATCGGTTGGTAGCGTGTGGAACCACTACGACCATTTCGCCGTGTGAGTACTCATCGGTGGTTTGATCGAGATATACGGGCTGACCTGTGCCATCGTCGCATACTGGATCTGCACATCTCGTTGCCCATTGCAAGTTTCCGATTCTGGCCCACTCGAACTGGAGCGTGTGGACTGCGGTGAACGGTTGAAGCGGCTTTCTAGCCATGATCTATTCTCCATGCCAAGCGCCTAACTCGCGCCTGTGCCGGTTGTAAGCGCACTTCCCCAGCTTCTGGGGATGTGCTAGCGTCAGAGGCACAGGAGAGAGGTAGGAATGATATGAGGCGGTGCGCTCTTCTATCAAACCCGTCTGGGTTTGATGGGCAGTTTCTGCCCGCGCACCGGATTTAGCGTTGTGGGTATAAAAGCTTTGGACTGAAGTGCACCTCTGGAAGCTTTGTCTTTCTTTTGTGCTGGTATAATGGTGAATGGATATTTTTCGGATGGACGGCAATTCTAGACTGGACGCTTTGCAGCGTGTGCTTGGGATGCTCAAGGCCGCTCAGAGTGCTGGGGTTTTGGAGGGTCTGCCAAGGCAGTTGACGACGACGCACGCTGCTGTGGCGATAGCTTTGTCGAAAGGATGCTCTATTGATGAAGCCGCTGCCGAGGCGAACGTGTCCTCACGCTCAATCGATAGATATCGCCACCCTCTGGCTGTGGTCGTTTCGGAGCTGCAAAAGCTATATTATGCACACACGTTAGATGGAGCGTCTGAGTCTTTAACCGAGGCGATTCCCAGTGCTATTCGCACACTGGTAGCGGCCAGCGATGCTGGTTCGATCACCGCAGCGAAGGAGGTACTCCGCCTCGGTTCGAGATCTATTGGTACGCCATCCACCTCTAACGATGTGCATCATATTGCGATTCATAACCCACGTAAGACAAGACCTACACTCAACCCTACCACTACCACTACACCAGCCCCACCACTACCCCCACCCCCATTCGCAGACAATATCTCGCCAGTGTGGACCGCTGCGTCGGCTAAAGCAGAGGAACATCCCTCTCAATCCCCAAAAAACATTGACGAAACACCGCTTCCCCTGCCAAAATAACGAATATAACTACAAATCCTACAAAACAGCGTCATACAGGATTAAAAGAGGGTGGATTCCGGGGAAAAATAATGAAAACAGGTAAAAATATGCGCCTCCAGTCCTTGTACCACGCGATATGACGTTCTCCCGCCTGTTCCCAGTGGCCGGAACCTCCCCCCCTATAGGGGGGAGAGGTCCAAGCGGCACACAGGCCGATTCATATGCTATACTCACACAGCAAATGAGGAACATCAACACAAATGGCTGACAACCAACCATCATACCCGCCTCCCCGGGACGTCGGCGGCCTTGGAAGTTTCATTCCTAAGATCATACCTAAGGCCATAAGTGCGCTCTCCGACACCAGCTTTGCAGATGCAATACGCACTACTATCGAACGTACTCCCATAGGTGGACCCGGAACTGAGCCGGGTGACTGGAATAAAATGATTGAACTTCGCAAGCTTGCGATGCAATCTATCAAGGATCAGGGGCTTTTAACTGATGAAGGGTATGCTGCGCTTGAAGAGGCGGTAGCTAATTTTGAGGGTCCGTTTCAAAAGTGGCAGTCCCCTAACAGCGCACTTGCGTACTTTGAGAACCCAATCAACGCCATCTACGCTGGAGCAGCAGCAGAGAAAAACGTACAGTCCGGACCCGACGAGACATGGCTGGATCAAGTAGGAGACGAAGCAGCTATGGAGCATAGGTATCGCTCGACTGGAGTAGAAGAACTGGTAGCAATAATTTTGCACGAATTCGGCCATTACTTGGACTGGAACCCTGAAGGCGGGGGGATGAAGGGTCATATTCCGACTGGCGTGGGCGGGGGAATTTACAGTCAATCTCCATCGACGAGTATGCAGATGATGAATACGGAGGCCGACGAGAGGTGGAGGGATCCAGAGGAAGTTGCTACGGATTATAGACCTCCCGTGACTGATTTCGATGTTTCGAAATACACAGCTCTTGCGTACGGCGCCGATCCGAAGGACCACAAAAGTTTCTACAAGTGGGCGAATCCGATGGAGCATGTCGCTACAGTGTTTGAGGAGGCGGTGATGGATTCAAAAAAAGGTTTGCTCACCGAAGAGGCGCGAAGGTCGCTAGACGAAAACCCGTGGATGCGGGAAATATTTGAAAGAGTAATTCCTAAAGAATCTCTTGATGTTGCACATGAGGCAGCGTCAGAAAGGTATTATGAATCACCGGACACGGGATTGGAGGGGGAACGGAAAGCGTTATCAGAGAAGGGTATTAAGAGATTTATTGAATACGAAGAGCGGAAGAGGGAAGATGCAAAGATACTGGATCGGGGTCACTACACGATTAAACCGAACGATACCTTGAGCAAGCTTTCCGAGCGATTTAATATAAGTGTAGGCGATCTAAAAACGAACATCATGCAGGGTAGGCTAGGTGGGTATACACTGGAACGTCAGCGAGATCCGAATAATCCAGATAAAATTTACGAGGGTGACATAATTGTGTTTCCTCCGGAAAGCGAGCAAAGCTGGAATTTGGACAAGAGCGATCCGTCCGTCATCGGTGAGTTTGGTGAGATTCAATCACCAATTGATCCATGGCGCTAGGATATTTCTAGATGAGTATCGACTTTTTAGAGCTTCTCAAACTGCGGCTTCAATTTCCTTGGCTGGTGATGCCATCAACTACTCCATTCACCACCGGAATTCCAAAAGATCCTGACGAAGTTCCGCCTGTTGTCGTTCGTCCGGGTCCACCGGGCGGCATCGGGCAGGATGTAAAGGGTAAGCAACCCGAGCAGCCGAGAGATCAGAGAACGCCGCAGCAAAAACGGAAGGATGAGGAGGAGCAGAGGAGAATAGACCGGGAACTCGAACCAATCCGCAAAAAAATTCAAGAGGATCGAGAGAGGCGGGAGCGAGAGTTGGAGGATTATAAGAAAATCCATCCTCCTCTGAAAGCGCCAAAGCTAGATGAAACAGAGGCGGATAGGAAAAGATCTGAAGTCTTCAGGCGATTGATGGAGCAGAAGGTCATTATAGGACCACCGCAAAGGCCGGGTACACCGCAGGGAGGTGGAGTACTCAAGGCTGGAGCATCAACGGATGATGCGGGTGAGGAAGAACGACCACCGCCTTTCCGGTGGAAGGAATGGTCACCTTCTGTCATTCCTTTAGAGGAGATATTGGGGCACGCAACAGATCCAGAAGAACGCCAGCGTCTACTTGAGCAGGCGGGGATCACCGATGAATTTCTTGAAGATTTCC